CTTTTGGTCCAAATGAATTAATGGATTGATTTGAGTTGAAGCTTCACCAGCATCAGTGTCACCAGCGAATAATAAAACCTCACCAGCTAATAAAGAAGTACTACCAGCAGATCTAAAACCTTGGGTAGCTAATAATGGTCCAACTACGAATGTAAATGCATACGGAGTAGTTGTATCAATTGATAAAATTTTACCTTCAATGTTTGAAGAAGCTACACGCAATGTTTCACCAACTCTTAATGGAGATTGTGTACCACTGTTATAATAAGCTTCAGAATTTAAAGTTAAAGTAATGTTAGTATCAACTGGAGCTGAAACTGTGCCATTGTTAACAACAGCAACCATTAATTTACCTCTGTTCTCAAACCAGAAGAAATTTTGGTTTTTAACCTCTTCCATTCCAGCATGAGCAGCTAACCACCATGTGAAATCTTCATTACCATACTTTTCAGTATATTGCTTGTAATATTGAGGAGTTAATAATTGTAAGTCAACCATAAGTTGACGATTTTGCGACTGGAGGGATATTGCACCCGGTTGCAAAATGTTTGAAGTAGGTATACCCGGACCGCTTGCCATTTTGTTATATTTTTGTTTTTAGATGCTTTGCCATTGCGAATAACAAGTTACGACCATACCGCTTTTTGAAGCTCTTCAAATGCAGAACCTGCACTTTGAATTGGTGTACCTTGTGGCGTTTGTTTATTCAAGGTTACATTTCCTGAATTTTTTATGTAAGCTAATTTGGCTTGTGCATATGCTTCATTTGCTGTTTTTCTTAATATTTTATCAAGATTTTCTAGCACATAAAGGTCTTGCATTGTTTGTCTTACATTTGGTTTCCCATCTTCATAAAACCAACGATTGCCAAACTTGTCTTCTACATCAAAATCAGAAAGTTGTGTTTTTAGAGCTATTCTTTCTTCATCGGAAATATTGAATGAAATTGGTATTTCGACATCCTCGTCTTTTACCATTAAATCAAATCCTTTGAAATTGTTATAGTCAGACTCTAAAGTTTTTTCATAGACAGATCTAGCTTTTTGCATCGATTCAAATTCCTCTTGACTCGCTGCTTCCATCTCTTCTTGTCCATAAATATCTGGTAACCTTAATTCACTTTTTAATTTTTCTAATTCTGGTCTAATCACTTTAGCCTCAATCATCATCTTTCTATCTACATAATCTACTTGAGATTGCCATGATTTAACCTTCCCAGCATAATCCTCATCGGATTCATCATATCCTTGTTCTGGTTTCAAAGGTACGAAATATTGGTCATAAAACAAAAGGTCAACATCTTCTTGAGTTAAATCCTTGTATTTATTCTGAATATTCGTTTTAATAATATCAACTGCTAAATCAGGAGTAAGTTCACTTGAAGTTAACTTTTCTAATCTTTTTTGCTGATTTAAAATGTCATAAACATCATCTGTTTTGCCTTCTTTAATAGCGTCAAATAATGTTTTACTTACGCCATCTTTAAATTCAAAACTTGTTTCAGTTGACTTTTCCTTAAATTTCTTAAATTCTTGTTCAGCCTCTTCTACACTATCATATCCAAATCTTTCTTTTATAAATTGATTTGAATCAAATGATGTAGTATTTTGTACTGATTCTTGTACATTTTCTTGTACTTGTGGTTGCTGTACCTCTGTATTTTCTACATTCTGAGTAGGGATTTCTTCTACTTTAGGTACAAACGTTTCATCCGAAAACGGATTGAAATCCTGAGCAAGCTCTATTGGGGCTGCTGTGTTATTATCTGGCATAAATGCTGATTTGGTTTCTATTTTTTTAATCTATACTAACTACGCCTAATGGGCTAATTGTGCAAATATATGTTGCAGCCGATGGATTTGATAACAATCTAAATGCATACCAACTTCCGCTAAATGGAGTAGCACTATCACCTAAAACTTGTTGTGTTAATCTACTATCACCAAAGAATGCTGTTACACTACCTTGTGTATTAGTATCAGCATAAACAACTCTTGTTCCTTGATTAATTCCATTATAAGCCGCTGCACTGCTATCATTAGGATAAGGCACTAATGATAATAAATATGCATAAGATAATGGACTATTTGTAGTTGCACCTTGTAATAATAAATATTGTCCAATAATTCCAAATTCAACATTTGAATCTGTAGAAATAGATGTAGCATCCGCCTTAGTTGCTAAGTTAATACCTTTTACTATATCCCAATTCAATGGAACTTCTGGAGCTGGCAATAATTGACCACTAATTGCACCATTGTCATTTGTTGTAAAAAAAGATATTGCTTCTGAAGGTGTTACAAATTGAACAACAGCAGAATCCCATCCAGATAAATCTTGGTAATAATAACCTAAAGAATTAAATGAACTAGTTGCATCAATTGTTTTACTAATTTTTGAGCTAAATTTTTGAAGTCTAATTAATAACTTACTTACTGAAGTTGCCATTTTGTTTTATTTTATTGTTGTTCTTGTAATTGTTGTTCTTGTTGTTGTTGTGGTTGTCCTTGTTGTTGCATTTGCTGTTGCTCTGCTTCTTGTTGTTGAGCTAAAGCTTTTTGTTGTGTTTCGTTTTGTACTTCAATTGGAAGAGTTACATTTTGTAATACATTAGATATCAATTGTTGAAGTTCTGCTGGGTATGGTATATTAGCTTTAGCAAGATCAAAAACACCTTGTAATATTATTTCTTTTTCTTTAATTAAAGCTTGTTGTTGAGCAAATGCTGTATCGGCTTGCATTTTTACTTGAATACTAGCTTGTTGTGATTGAGCATTTTGTTGACTATTATTTTTAGCATTTTCTTGCTCTGTTTTTATAAATTTCTTTTGACCTTGTCTAAAATAAAGTTCACCTAATTCTGCATTTTCTTTTGCAATCCTAATTATTTTAAATGGATCAATATACATTATCAATTGAGGATTAGAAGCCATTGCTTGATTCATCATTGCTTCTAATTTAGCAACTTCCATTTCTGTAGGTAACATTTTTAATCTAGTAGTAAAATTTCTATCTTTTACATCATCTTGCTTTAATAAATCTCTATATTTTTTAGCCCCATATGTTACACTTGTATTTAATAAACATGCTACTTTTTTAGCTGTTTCTTCCATTAAATACATATATGCATCATACATATATTCCGTAGCATCATTTGCTAATATTCTTGAAGTTTCCACATTTGATGCTGCTACTCTTGGTTGTGAAGCTTGTTGCATTAAGTTTGGATCTACCCCTAATTCTTGTGTTAATACTTGATAATGGAATTGATATAATTGAATTAAAGCATTTAATTGAGGAGCAAAACCACTATTAGCTAATTCAGTAATTGGAACAGGTATTCTATTGCCTTCTGCATCTCTACCACGATAATAAAGCTTACCAGTTTGTTCCCAAATCTTTTGAACGTCTAATGGCTTTACTGAATCTCCTAATCCCAAATCTAATTCTTGCATTGCGTCTACGTCAATAGCAGCTCCTGCTGGGACCATTTTAGCTACCAATTGTTGAATCTTCAATCTAGCTAAAATCATTTGCTCGATAGGTTCTTCAATTTTTTCAGGTACAGCTACGTTTCTTTGGTCGTAGTTTTGGTACATATAAAAGCTATATGAGAATTCCGCATTACCAATTTCTTTTGGGTCTTGTGGACGTATCATATTTTTCTTAATACCCCAATCCAACATTGTTTTTGTAACAGGATTATATACGCCTCTATAAATATTCCATTTTTTCTCTTCTACATATTCTTGATTTTCATCAATTTTTTCTGGCTTACCTTTTCTTATTATTGTACTACCATTCTTTTTAGTTTTGGTAATAGTATATCCATCAGAATCTAATGTTCTAATTTCAAAATTCATTAAATCAATATTCCACTCATCATATGGACGTAAATAAGCTACGTTCCAATCTTGCATCCATTTTATCTTATCTGTAAGTTGATATTCTTTAGCAAACTGAGCTAATTGAAATATTTGCTCTTCTGTTAAAATACCACCATTGTCTTTACCATATCTTGCTCTTACTTCACTAATTTTCATTGATGAAATATGACCTCTATAAGCTGTATCTCTAAAATCAGGAAAATCTGAATATGAATAAATAGCATTTTCAGGACGAATCCATTCAACATGAATCTCTCCATCTTCATCCATCCAAGTATAAGTACATATTAATCCTACTTCAGCAGAATCATGAAGTATTCTTTCTTTTAAAACATCATTCCAACCATTAGCTTCAAAAACATTATTAACACCTAAGCTATATAATATCTCCTCTGGCAAACGATTAAATTCACTTTTCCATAAATCTAAATCATCTTTATCCTCTGCTACAAATTGATCTTCTGGAATAATTGGTATACCAGACTCTTGTTGTAATTGAGATAATACTTCTTTGTTTTGATAAACAAATTCAGCTTCATCAGCCAATTCTCTTTTTTTATTTGCAGAATTACTATCTACCGCTGTGACACTAATTTTTTCATTTCTTGACATCCATGAACTAACTAATCTACCTACAATAGTATTCCCTATAATAATTGATTTCCAATTTATATTTACATAATTAGCTTTCCCATTCATCTCAAGACGATCTAAGAAAACACTCATGTCTATTTTACCATTCGCTATTTGTCTATTTTTTCTAAACCTATTATTTCTTATCCAAAAATAAGTTTGATTGCCATATATTGTGGCATAAATATTTTGTGCTACTTTTCTGCCATATTCAAAATCAGATTTTGATTTAACATTAGTAGTTAACTGAAACGATTTTAATGCTTGACCTGCGTCAGATGCATTTATGTCTAATGGAGTTGAAGCCAATTTAACTTGATTTTGTCCTCAAATATACCAAAAAATCAACAAATTAATTAAAAAAAAAATTAACTAAGGCTTGGCGTATAACTTTTTACCAAAGGTTCCCTTTTTACTTTAAGTTGTACTGGCTCCATTAAACATACCAAAAGCATCAAAAAAGATACTGTTTGGTCAAACTCTGTTCTATTATTTGGGTCAAACTTTTTAGCGTCTTCTAGCAAGTTTTCAAAATCTATTGAATCAATATGATTTTCAAAATACATGACTCCAACATCAACTTGTTTTGTTAAACTAAATGGAGTAGTTGGGAATCCTTTGAATCTTTCTGAATCTTTTTTAGTTGGGTCTATTGATATTTTAGGATATAATCCCAAATAAGACACCCTTCCCCTATCTCTAAAATAAGACAAGTAATCATCACTATTATGCTCATACCAAGCTCTATACCCATAAAATTCAGCCGCTAACATTACTTGCTCATGCAAGGTTTCTTTTATTTGTGGTCTACCATAAAGATGACCTATTGCTTTGCCCGTACTCTTAGGGTCAAGTAAATTATATCTTCTTCCTATCCATGCAGAAGCTTTTGAACCATATTTACCTCCTTGACTGTTGCTATAACCATCAATTGCTATTGCTCCATCTTCTGTTCTGCCCGGTTTCTTTAAATTTATATCGTATGTATGTTTATTTTCTTCCCCTTTTGGCGGCAATTGTGTAATTTTCCAATGAAAATCCTCTTCTTTATCTGAAGCCTCCCTCCATCTAACAATTTGGTCTATATCTCTATAAAATATTATTTTTCTTTTTAATACAGGATTTTCTTTTAAAAAAACTTCCCTTTCGCCAATATTTAAAGCATTAAATATACACTTATCAGAATCTGTACTAAATGCTTCGTCAATTGTAAGTGGTTCTTTTCTAATACGAGCAGACAGTGCTCTTGGATTATTTTTAACTGTTTCTCTATCAGCTAAAATTTGGTCTAAAGTTTTATTCTCATCTGGATAACCAAAGTCATCAAAATTTCTAGTTCGTTTAGCAGACATAAAGAATCTATAAAGACCACTTGAAGTCGTACCATTATCTTGCCGCTTATCCTGATTACTTTCCTCCCATAATAATTTAAATGCATCTTGTACGCCATCTTTTTCTGTTGTAAGTTTTTCTACTGTGGTGGTATACAATGCCTTACCAATAATTTGACCTTCGTCATCAAGCAAACAATAACGCACAACCTCATGTCTATCGTATACGTTTACTTCTGTTGTTTTTCCGCACTCATCCGCTACATATCTATGTAATTTTTGACCATCATAAGCTACGGCATCTGCTGATTGAAAATCTATAACTGAACCTAATTCATCCTTATCAATATTTTCCTCTGCCTTTTTACCTCTTACGTTTGTTTTTTGGAATCTCATCTCAGACTTTGGATTTACTCCCAAAGACATATCATATTCTGGTCTAAAAAACTTAGGTAATCTTCTAAATGGATTTACCACTGTCTTAGCAAAGAATTTTTTAGCATCAGAGCCTGTTTTAGACTGAATACCGCCATTTGTCATCTTAGTCCTTGTAGTATATTCAGTTACAAATAAACCAGCTACAAATGACTTACCAAAACGTCTTTTAGTTACTTCAAGCATTCCCATACACAATGGGTCTTGAATACAATAATCCATAAAATAAAATTTCTCAAGGTCTGGATTTCTAAATTTTGGATAACCAATATCAATTGACCACCATTGTAGATATAAATAATGCAATCCAGTCAAAAATGTAGGCTTACCATTATTCATGTACCAAAAACCATTTAATCTTCTATCCCATTCTTGTCTTTTAAATTCTTCAAGTCTTTCATCATAAAAATCAACCTCATCATCTTTCTTTTTCTTATCAAAATCATCCCATTTCTTCATAGTGTCCATATACCAAGAAGGAAGTGGAATTCTTTTCCAATATTGTTCTGATATGTTATCAGACCTTTTATAAACATCCCTAAATTCTAATTGTTTAGTAATTATGTTAAAAACATAACCTTCTGGTGGTAAGTTACATAACAACCCTTGTATATTTACTATACTTCCACCTTCAATTTTATCGTACATAATTAATTTCTTTTACCAGCTAATTCTCCAACTGCATCAGCCATGTTTTCTGGAGAAAATGGCTTTTTATTAATTTGAACCACGTCTTTTTTTTCAGCAACTACTTCTTGATTAATACCTGCTAAAACTTCCAATGCCTTTATTGATGCTGAAATAGTGCCTGCATCTACCCAAATTTTTTGTAATCTCTCAAATGTCTTAATTTTTGGATCATCAATATCAATTGCTGTAAGACTAGTTTTATTCAACAATTCAGCCATTTCATTGGCTTTTCTATTTAAAGCATGGTATAATTTACCAATACCATCTTGCTCATAATAAGCATTTCTACCTTGTAAATACGCAATTTGTTTTTCTAAATCCTTTATTTTATCTTCTAATTCTGACATATTATGCATTTAATTTTTTGGCATCACTTTTTGTTACACCGACTAGACATTCCCCTTTTTCTACTAATTTAGTTAAATTATGGTCAATCGCAATTATTTCCTCTCTTGTATTATCTTCATTTTCATAATGCCTTAATCTTATAATGCTTTCTTCTTTGCCATCATCTCCTTGATATATAATTTGATAATCAGCAGATTTAACAGTATCGCAAACATTTCCCTTTAATTCACCACTTGTTATATATAATTTGTTCTTAATTTGCTCTGGTTCAATTCCTTGCATAAAACCTTTATATGGCTTAAATACCCTTAATGCTGTAACATAATTATGCAAAGTGTTCCATGTGGAGCCTCCCCTTTCTCTCCATAAAAAACATTCTTGCTCTGGTATTGAATAATATTTAATATCAGATGATGCTTCTTTTGTTGGTGGTTGATAGTTAAAAATTCTATATGTATCATGTGTAGCATTATGGTGTATTAAAATATCTGCACCTTCAGTTACACCAATTCCATCAACAACAATTGCATTTACAGGCTTAACATAACGCATATTGAAGTTATCATATTGCCTTTCTAATTTAAGTTTAGTTCCATCTGCAAAAGTGTGAAAGTTCTTACTTTCTAAATCCACTTTAATAATTACTCTACCTTTTGGAGCTATTAATTTCATAGTTTAATTAATTTAATTCAAAGTTAACGATTTTTAATAACGGTCAAAATTTATTATATTTGTTAAGCCAAACATATATTATATAACAATTAAAACAAAAACAAAATGGCACAAGTAATCAATGTTACTGTATTGCAAAGAAACCAATACAATACAGCTGAAGGAGGTGTTCTTACACTTATCCCAGCACAAGGTTTTACAGCAGTACCTTATTCTGGAACTATTAATGGTACAGCAGGTCATGCAACTATTACTCTTCCTGCAACTGGTTTAAACCAAAGAAGTACTACTTTAGTAGTTACTTCTACGATTGCACAGCTTACAACAGCAGCAAACGCTTAGTAAATTGAGCCCCTATTTTTTAGGGGCTTTTTTACTTTCTTTATATACTACCTTTAGATTTCTATAAATCCTTTCAGCATCATCTAAGGTTTTACCTGCCCCAGCTGCTAAAGCTACTGATAACCTTCTTAATTTTTTTGCGGCTTTGTTATTCATAAGTATTTTTTATCTGCCTTGTCCTCTGTATTGTTTTGGACGTGGTGAATGTTTGTTATAAGATTTTTTAGCTCTTCCTGTCTTTTGTTTACCAAATGTAACTTTTGTGGAATTAGTTAGTTTCGCCATTGTTATTTTTATTTATGATTAATTGGTATGAAAATAAACCATTTCCTTCATATTTTTTATTAACGGTATGCGAACCAAAAGATTTTTTTCTAAAATGCCTTAATTGAGCAGAAATAGAAGCCGGTGGTTCACTAATTAAATCAGCTATTTCAGGCAATGTTCTATACTTACCATCTTGCATTAAATTAAAAATTTTATGGTGTTGACCACTTAACCTTTTATAATCTCTTTCTTCAATGTAATCACTTCCGACAAAATCTAATACGTTTTGCATATTATTTATTTTTTGGTTTGAAAATAATTTTTATCAATTTCTCCTCCATCCATTTTGTTGGGATAGACCAATATGTCGTCATCGTAGAAGTTCCGCACCATGCCGTTGTGGTATAATATGACTTTCCAAACAGTGTTGATGTCACTTCCGTAATCGAGCCATGCAATTGCTTTTCCATATCCTAAAGGGGTTTCTACTTTAATAGTATTTATTAATTCGTGTATGTACATTAAAATTGATTTTCTTCTGGTTTATTACTTGATAATAATTGTAAAGATGTTACTCTAGCGTGTAATTGAGCTACAGTTTCTTTAGTTTTATCATTTAAATATGTTTTAGCTTCTGGCTTACCTTCCATATAAATCAAAGTACCCTTTTTAAGATAGTTTGATACATTTGTTTTGTCTGTCCAATAAGCACATGAAACCCATGTAGTTTTATCTACATCTTCACCTTGTTGGTTTTTAAACTTTTCACTGTAAGCCATTGAGAAATTAATCACTGTTTTACCATTCACTGTGTTAACTACCGCATCTTGTCCTAATCTTCCGATTACTGAAATTCTGATCATTTTTTTGTTTTTTAATTATTAAAATATTACTTCTCCGCCTTCTTCATCTTTGTATGGAAGCCATGATTGATTAGCTTCTTTTCTTTTCCAAAATTCAAGATTTTTTTTATTCAACATCTCTTGTATAAAATCCCTTCCTTCAATAAAAAATCTTCTTCTATCCCAAATATACTCAACCATTATAAATCCTTTTCTACCAACACTTTTCTTTTTAATTTTCTTTGAATGAAACTCTGCTACAGGGCTACTTGGGTCTGTCTGCGCAAATGGTCTATGGTAAACGGTAATGTTATCCATTTTATTATTCCACATAGCACCATCATTAACATCAAATACATCAGGACACTTGTAGTTATTAGTCCTATCTCTTTCCATTAATTTTGGATGCGCAATAACCCAAAAATACACATCATTTTTCTTTGCAAATCTTGAAAAATCAGCTAATAATGTTTCCAAATACTTATCAGTTCTGCCACCAAAACCTTTATAATCATTGGTCATTTGGTTAAACGGATCAATACAACAAAAATCAACCTTCTCTTGCACAATTAACTCCAAGAACTTTTCCTTGATGTACTGTGGAGTAGGCGAAAGCATTTCTGCGCTAATGTAAAAAATATGCTTAGAAATAAAATCATATGCTGCCTCGTAAATATCATTCGCTGGTCTATTTGGATTAAAAGGAGTACACTCACAACCTAAAAGCATCTCAACAAAATCATGGAAATATTCTTCAGCAGGCGTATCTTCCGGAGAAAATGTAGCAATTTTTTCGCCATACATGATGATTCGACTAAGCAATTGAGATTTTTGCCAAGCTGTTTTTCCATAATTACCAATACCAGTAAGTAATGTAATCTCACCTCTTTTTGGTTTAAAAAGATAATCAAGCTCTTTTACACCAACTCCCATAACTTTATCAAAACCATTTTGATTGATAAGCAAAGCTTTGTCCTTTACATCAATCCCATATACCACATCTTCAACCCTGTAATTATCCCCTTTTTCATCTACAAATTCCTTTTTAACATCAATTTCATAATTGGTGGTTTTGTTTACTAACTTTTCCTTTTGAAGTATAGCTGAACCAGCAATAGCCCTATTTGCCCTATATCCGCTCTTTACAGCCCCTCTCATCTCCGACATAGTAAAGTCATTACTCACTAAATATTCGGTCGCTATGAGGCTTAAAGCGGCCTCCTCGTTGATTCCAAACCTACAACACGCAGATGCCAACTTAAAAATGTAAGTATTTCGCTCTCCAGTCACAAAAGCATCGTTTTTATTCGTAAGCCACTTGAGTATTCTACGAAAGTTCTCGGAATCGTCAATTGTTTCAATTTCGTTGACTACAACCTTTTCAATTTTCTTAGCCTTTGTAAAAACCACAGCTTTTTCGTTAATGTAAATATCTGGATCAAAACTTTCGTAACAAACCCTACTTACATTGATTCCACTACGGTCAATTTCTGGAAATACCTCTTGAAGCGATTGAAAATGCTCTCTGTGCTTTTTACCATCTGCTATTTTAACCAAAGCTTTTAATCCATTACCCGATGGGCTAACCCAACAAGCATAGACAAAATCCTTTTGAATTATTTCAGTCTGCTTATCCCTCAAATCAGAAATATCATCAAAATCTAAAACTATAAATCCACTATGTGCAACCAATTGCTCATCCTTTCGATCTAATCCAAATTTACCACTAAAGCAAATTGATGGTAAATTTAGTTTAAGCTTACTAGCTTTTTCCTTATCCAAAGCCAATCTAATATCCAAAACCAACCCCTTACTTGCACCTAACTTAATCCTTTCAAGTGCTTTGTCAATAGTTATAAAATGCGGTTCCTTGCTAAAAATGTTTTTAAAAATAGTAGCTATCATCTTTTATTTGTTTAGTTGTTCAATCCTTTTTGAGTAATTTATAAAATCTTGATTTTGATGTAATGAACCGCTTTTTGGTGGCTCTGAATTTGATTTATAAGTTTTTTTAAGATGTGGAAATGTATTTTTTATTTTTGATTTCCAAGCTTTAATAGGTTTCCCATAACCATCTTTCCAACCTAATTCTGTCCAAGTTTCATATTTAGCTTTTAAAGAAAATTGGTATTCATCAAAAACGGAATTCATATCTTTTTCAATAAATTCTTTACAAAAACATAAAAATTCTTCTACTGTTGGAATTTCATTTTTTTTACTCTTTAGTTCTAATTTATCCTTATCCATAACCATAACCATATCCTTATCCATATCCATACGCCCTTCCAAGGGGCTTATAAGGGGCTTATTTCTTAAATTATACTTATCAAGCAATATAATTACAGAATTGTGAGATCTATTTTCTGGATTAAGTCCAGATGGGTATTGAAATTCTACAAATGATGGTATAAACCATTTATTCCCTTTGTCAAAAATTATAATCTTTTCATCAAAAGTTTTAATAGCTTCTTTTATATCAATTTTTTCTCCTATTCTTATCTGCGCTACGTCAATATCAACTTGCCATATACCTGCATGGTCGCAATCATCACAAATATATAGCCAAAGGAGCTTATAAGCCCCTTGTAAGCCCCTTATAAATGGTTTTTTCCACTTTTCAGTATCAGTAAATCTCTTAGCCATTTTTTTATAATTAATCGTTAGTAAAATCAGTTCCCATTGCTTTGTTTACCTTTTCTAGATTATCATCTGAAAATTTCATAATCCTATGAATTAAGATTCCGTACAAAGTGCCATATGGTACTCCTGATTTCCTTGCAAGCCAAGCTAGTGGCCTTTCTTCTTGCTCTAAATGTAGCAAGATAAGGTCTTTTACATTTTGTTTTTTCATAAATATTTTGGTTGAAGGACAAAGTAAAGAAGTTTTATTTATATAAAAAAATATTTTTCCCCAATTATTTTTTAAAATTTATTTTGTGGTTTAATTAAATTAATTATCTTTGCTAAAACAAATAACCTATGACAATAATACTTTCAATAGCTATTTGGGAATTACTTAAAATATTATATTACAAATTAATTAATAAATAATGGCATATAATAGTACAATAATAACCAAGAAAAAGCGTTGTGTTAATTGTGGTAATATTGATTATTGGTTTTCAAAGAAGATGTGTAAACAATGTGCTACATTACATTCTACGCAAAAAAGAATGGAAGAATTTGAAGATGACACAGAGAGTTTCCAAAATCTTGTCCAAGACCTTGACCATGTATTTAGCCAATACATTAGAAATAGATATGCAGATAAAACAGGCATAGTTGAATGTTATACTTGCGGTAAAAAACATACAATTGCAGAAATACAATGTGGGCACTTTATGGGTAGATCTAATTTAAGCACTAGATGGCTAGAACAAAATTGCAGACCACAATGCATGGAATGTAATTATTTTAAAACTGGTAATATAGAAGAATTTGAATATAAATTACACGAAGAAAATGGAGCTTTAGTTGAATATCTTAGAGAAACGGCTAGGCAAACAGCAAAACCTACAAAAGATGAGCTAAAAGGCTTAATCTTAGAATACAGGGCAAAGCTAAACTTGGTAAAAAAGAAATTTATTGAAAAATAATTTGTATTTTTACGGTGGTTATCATAGTTTGTAGATTTGTAGTTTTCTGCCCCATGTTTTAGAATGACATGGGGTTTTTTATAGCTCATAAATGAGCCGATTGTCGCTCAAATACGGCTCAAAGTTGTCTAATAAAGCAACTTTTGTGATTGATAACTTTACTATTAGCGAACTTATGTAACCAAATTGGGAACATTTGCATGAATTTTTCCGAATTATTCATGCATATTTTACACAATATGTTAAATAGTTAGGTTATAATATGTAAAATGTTGTAATAGAATTAGGGCAGATATGTTACTGATTTATATATACTTGTAACAAAATTTGTTAATTGTTGGTAGTCATACTACGCAAGTGTTCACATTTTTAAACCTTTCACGAATTCGTGAACATCACAAATTGTGTAACATTAATACACTTATTCGTACGATAATGTGTTATTAAAGTAACATATAGGTATTGTTATGTTAGTTTTAATGGATAAAGTAAACCGTAGAAACGGAAGGGGGATTACTTGTTAAACCTTCTATGCGTATGAAATGCAAATAAATTAAATTTTTTAAATTAATTAAATTAAATTAATTTTGTATCAAAAAAAATAACATGGCAAGAAACATTTCACCAGATTCGGTTTCTAGTAAAGTAGCCGATCTAAAATTAGGAGAACATCTTAGGTTAGATAATCCATATACTTCTGTAATGGTAATGGTATCTAATTTAAAGAAAAAAGAAATACATAAAGACAAACTATTTAAAATTACAGCTACTGACAACGCAACTATTGTTAACAGAATAAAATAAACTACTATGCATATACAAACTATCGTTTACCAAAGAACATTTAATTTAGGCAACTATTCTTCTGAAAAAATTGGTGTTGAATTTGCGATTAACCAAGGCGAATCAGCAAACAAAGCATTAGACATTGCTAGGGATTTAGTAGAAGAATACCACAAGCAAAATGTAATAAGATTAAAAGATTTAGGTGACTTTTATCAAGAAGTTCCAGATGAAATTATTCCTACTCAATCTAAAAAATCTTTAGCTGAAAAAACCATAGAGTTTATAAATTCTTGCAAAACAAAAGAAGAATTAAAAGCTTGGGAATTAATGGCTAAAAATAATTCTGAGATATTGGAATGTTATAACGCAAAATTTAAATCTTTATAATTATGAATTGGAATGAAACACTAATCAGAGCAAGCTCTGTAGGATATTTAATGACTGAGCCTGTTACTAAGGCAGACAAAGAAGCAGGCGTACTTTCCAAAACAGCACAAAAACATTTGCTAGATGTATATATTTCTGAAAAGTATAATAGGAGAAGAGATATTCAAACAAAGCAAATGAAAAAAGGTATTGAAGTAGAACAAGAATCAATTGATTTATTGTCAATATACTTGAAAAAACCTTTTACTAAAAATACGGAAAGATTTTCAAATAAATACATAACGGGTTTGCCAGATATTATTGATGATGGTATTATTGATATTAAATCTAGTTATGATCTATGGACATTCTTAGGTAATATTCCTGATAAGCTTGACAATTTATACTATTGGCAAATGATGTCATATATGTGGCTTACCAATAAGAACAAAGCTACTATTGCTTATTGTCTTGTAAATACTCCAGATAATATCATACAGCAAGAGAAATATTATTTACTTAAAAAGATGGATGTGATTTCAGAAGAAAGCCCTGAATTTATACAAGAGGCAATGAAGATAGAATTTAACATGAAGTTTGATGATATTTTAATGGATGAAAGAATATTGATGTTTCATGTTGATAGAAATGAAGATGATATTTTACGAATTGAAAATAAAGTTCTAAAAGCTAGAATATTTTTAGAAGAATTAGAACAAACCCATTTAAAATTTAATAATTAATGGGTGCTAAAATAGTTGATATTAATGAAATTTAAAATAAACAAACATGGCTAAAAAAGAAAAAGCAAACATTCCGCAAGACAAACAACCATATACAGAAGGATGTGATTTTTGTATGCAATTTGATTATGATGATATTCATGTAATTGGAGCAAGTCCAGATGAATTTGGAGCAATAGAATTAGTTATAAAAGCTTATCAAGATGCAGGCGTAACTTTTGTATGCCCTAATACTGGTAAGAAATTAAGATTATTTGCTCGACCATTATCTGAAGCTGGTAAAGTAATATTAAACCCTCCTACTGCTTAAGATTTTTTATGCGCATTGGCAAATTTGCGAGCTGCTTCTACACTACCAAATCCCCAAGCTTTTAAAGCTAATGCTTTTCTTGTTGGTTCACCATTTGGTTTTTTCATAGCTCCAAGCATACCAGCAAATCTGGCTGCAAAAGAAACTCTACGAGGATTAACACCACCCTTAACAGGAGCTTTTAAATGACCACCATGCGCACGATTGTATGAATCACGACCTTTTTGGTTTAATCCGCCTGCTGCATTTTTACCTTCTTTTCTTTGCCAAGCTTCAGACATAACTATTAAATTTTAACATGTTTCCAAGTTTTTCCTATATTAATATCTTTTACGGAATAATAACTTACTTTAAGATTATCAGAAACCCTTTTAGGAAGAAGACCAGTTAACAATTGTTTCTTAATTTCAATGACCTGCTCTTCTGTAAGCTTAGCCATACTGTGATTAGAACCAGTTTTCCAATTCTTTGATAAATTTTCTAGATGTTTAGTTCTATAAGCATCATCTTTCCAATTCTCCTTTTGAGAAACCGACTTCTTATGTTTAACCTCCTCAGTTCTCTTTATACCAAGATTACTACCAGCAATCTTAGCAATGTTGTAATGTGGTTGAAGAATATCTATACACTCTTGTTCAGTTTCTAAGATTTTATCAGTAGGACATTCACAAACAATCTCAAACTTAAAATTATCTTCTCCATGTTTAATAACTGCTCTAATTAACTTAACACAAGTATTTTTATTAGTTCTTATGTGGTTAATATGAGTATAATACCTTTTTATTAAATTATTTGTGCTTCCTATGTAAAACTTACCATCTATATCATTGCTAATTTTATAAACAACTCCGCCTTTCTTTTTTTCAAAGAAATATTTTTGTTTATATTCATTATCAATAGCTAATATCATTTAGCTTTGATTTTATTTTCTTGAGCAATCATTTCTTTAGTAGGAGATTTAGGTGTAGCACCAGTTTTTTTATTTTCTGCTGCTTTTTTTCTCAAATTGTCCCATAAACCGCGTGGAGAATACGAACCATCAGCTCGTTTCATCATTTTTAGTTTACTTTTCATACCACTAAGATACGAATTATTTCCAATTCTCAGACTTCCAAATAACCAAATCTATCCCTTTTAAGCCCTCTGGCGGGCTTATATGGTTTTCAACAGGTATTTGTTCCAATTTGGAACTAACCTCTAATTTTGGGGCATCTGTGTCGTAAGGAGGCATATTTTTAAAAGGTGCTCCTCTTTTGATTTCTTTTGAACCATAATTGTCCATAAGATAATTAACTACTTGTTGAACAGAAGTCAAATTCTGCTCTTTTTGAATTATATCCAACTTTTTTAAGTCAAATCTAACTCCAATTGGTTTACTTTTTGCCATATAAATATTTGTAGCTACAAAATTAAGTTAATTATTTGATTAAAAGTACAAATGTAGCTACATCTTTAGTACCTTTCCTTCCATCTATCCACATTTAAAACACTAGCTAACTATTACCCCATCCACCTAGCTAACTGGATCAAGTGCAAGAGTCAAACCAATAACCCAAGAACCCACCTAAACCCAACACCAACAAGCAATGGCACAACAACTGCAAGATGATCAAAAAAACGACCTACCCAGTGCAAGGAAGACGAAAACCCCAAAAAAAAATGGCTTGGCGCGAGCGGGGGGGACCCTCGACTAAGTATTGATATATAAGTTTTTGTAATTTTTCTAATATAAATGGTAAAAATATTTCGTATATTTGGTAAAATTATTATTATGGCATTAGCTACAATGAAAAAGGTGGAACTTGAAGCGCCTATGCGCGATACGGTTACAATGAACTATGCACATCCTAATGAAAATACCGCTAGAATGTACTCTCTAATGAAAGCAAAAGAAGAGCTTAACAGAAGAGCTGGTAAAGAAGTACCTCATAAAATTATTTCTCAAAAAATGTACAGAACCAAAGATGGCAAGTACGAAGGCGAAACAGTTATAACACAACAGGATTAAAAAATTGCTTATGTACAAGAATGTGATGGATTCAATGAAAAAGAAAGTTGAAGAAATTGAACCGATGGATTTGGGCGTAAGAGTAAGAAGAGGCGCACCTCAATATTACAAAGGAAAAGAAGATGCAGAAGCTCAGAAACCAATGGCAAGCGGGTCATCAACATTTAAAAAAGTTGAATTAAAAAAACCAATGTTATCTGAAGAAGAAGTTGCAAGAGTAAGCAATATTAAAAATCCTGCTAGAGCTGCAAGAGTCTTAGACAGAATGAAAAAAAGAAAAGGTATTGGGAATTCTACAATGATGGATTAATAAAATATAAATATGTTACAACAAATTACAGGCGAAATGGTAACCACTCCAAAGTTTAAATTAAGCTCAATGCGCAAACGTAAAGACATGGATGATATAAAAGCTCAAGGCAAGATGTTAGACAAGACAGTGGTAAGCCCAGCTCAAATGAAAGCGGATGAAGAAGAAGAGTTAAAAAAGAAAAAAATGGCTAGATCGGCAATGTTTAAAGCATCAGCTGAAAAAATTAATCCATATCAAAAAAAAAATTAAATACAAAGCAATTAACTGATGGCAGTTATGCAATGGACGGATGGAGTTATTAATACGTTTAGTTTCTAGTTTGATAAGCCTCCCTTAAAAAAGGAGGTTTTTTTATGTACAAAAAGTTGTACAATGTTATAACATGATGTATATTGCATCAAAATGAATCATTATGAAACGTACAACAATTTATCTAACTCCAGAAGTTCATGAGAAACTTGTAAAACTGGCAGAAAGAAAAAAATGGTCAGTAACAAAGACAGTAGAATTTATTTTGTTAAAAGCTGTAAAAGATAGAACCAATGCCAAGGAAAATAATTCTTAACATCACGCCTCAAACTCATGTTAGAGCAACACAGGGTGATTCAATCTTCTTTAGAATTCCAAGAGAAAAATTACGCCCAGCAGGTTTAAGCAGATTACTCAGACTAGAAAAATACAACAAATACAAAGTTGATCTAAATGCAGAAGCCAAATCAAAACAATTTATCCTTCCCCCAGTAGGAGCTTCCATTACCTTCTTCATACCGGTCCCACCCTCTTGGTCAAAGAAAAAAAAGAAACTACATCATGGCAGATTCCACCAGTCCAAACCAGACATAGACAACTTGCAAAAAGCTTTCTTAGATTCCCTGATGGCAGAAGATAAACAGGTAGCTCACCTAGAAGTACAAAAGCGATGGGTTGACTTTGAATTAGGATGGATAGAAATTTCTAGCAAAGACTACGAAGAGGTTCTC